CAATAGCAACCATGGCCAAATCTGCGTTTGTCCTGTTTGCACCCAGCGTCGGTTGATAGATTTCCAATATGTTGAGGATACCTCTGGGTATCCCATGGGCGCTGTCCATGATAACTCTTGGGCTAGACTTCATACCGACCTGGAGGACTTGCGGGCAGCCCGTGAGGCAATGAGCAGACTAGCAGCTCAACCTGATTCTACGTTCGATGATCTCATTCGCTCATTTGGAGCAATGCCTGATTCAGCGTTGGACGACATGGTTCGTTCCCTTGGGGCGACCACTGTCGCGGATGAAATTGAGTTTGCACCGTCTGCTGCTCCATCCGGCCCGGACGAGCCGGATGGGCTAGCGCTAATCGATCCACCCCCACCATATAATGAAGTACAAGATTAATTTAACCAAGATTCAACGCGCTACACGCAGGTACGCATTTGCCACTGCCTGCGTGGCAGCAACCACCGCTGTTGTTACGTCCGCCGTTCTTGGTTATAAGTTGTACTGTTCTTTTACTGATGAGGTGGCTGCCACTCGTGCCATCGACAGCGTCGACGACCATGTCGATTCTGTTGAGGAGGCAGTCAGCGCTGTAGATGGCGACAATGAACAGCGGGGGGAGGATGATCCCCCGCACCCTGTTCCGCGTTTTAGGGGACGCCCGCGTGGTAATCTCGCCCGCGCTCTCGGTTTGGTCGGGTACTGCCAGTTTGGGCCCCGACCGCGCACCGAAGCGGACGTTTTGGTCACACGGAAATTCCTTAGGGATCATTTTGACAATTACCCTCGAGTTCGCAGGTGTGACCGTGCCCATATCATTGATATGGCTGTTGAGCTGAGTTATGTCCGCTCAACCACGGCTGTTAGTATGGATCGTCTTATTTCCACGTGGAGTTGGGCGGCACGTAGTAATAGGGAAACCCTTTTCACCAGGTGGTGGAATTGGGTTTCCACCACTCCTGATCTCTAGGGGGGCCTTGCCTCCATACCTGGGGTAGGATCTGGACGCTCTTTGGCTCCAGACCATCCTCACCTGCAGGTTGTGCGGAGGTGGGGTGATGTACGGAACCGTAGGATGTTGCGTGTAGGGGGTATCTCCCCCCCTGTTTTGCTGTACGGTTACCGGAATGATCTAGACACGCTGGAGAGGGCGGTCAAGGAAAGGGTCTTTTATGTTAGGCATAATGGCCAATTTCGGGCACCCCCTCGACCTAGACGTGGACATTTCCAGGCTGCTCTGTCTGCAGCTTTGGATGCGTTGGCTCCACACCTGCCGCTTGCCGCTCCGTTGAGTTATGCCGAGTTTGTCTCGACTTTCCGGGGTCCCAAGAGGAAGGTGTACCAACGTGCTTTCGAGAGCTTACTGAGGGTGAGTTTACAGCCGAAAGATAGCCATGTCAAGGTGTTCGTCAAGTACGAGAAGACGGATTTTACTCGTAAGGCGGACCCAGTACCGCGGGTTATTAGCCCACGCGACCCGCGGTACAACATCGAACTCGGTCGGTTTTTGCGGCCAATCGAGGAGCGGCTCTATTTGGCGATAGGCCGTATGTTTGGGCAGCCAACTGTCATGAAGGGTATGAATGCTGCACGAGTGGGGGAGTGCATGTTTGCTAAGTGGGCCGATTTCAGCGATCCGGTCGCAGTCGGTCTAGATGCTAGTCGTTTTGACCAGCACGTTTCGAGGGATGCTCTCGCCACTGAACATCGCATTTATCTGCAATGTTTCAGGAACCATGGGCATCGTCGTAAGCTTGGCGCACTCCTCCGGCAGCAGTTGCGTAACGTGTGTACGGGGTACACCGCAGACGGCCGTCTTAAGTATAGGACTGATGGTGGTCGTATGTCTGGTGACATGAACACCGGTCTTGGGAATTGTTTGTTGATGTGCCTTATGGTGTTTGCTTACGCTCTTTTTTGCGGAGTGCGAGTTCACTTGGCCAACAATGGGGATGATTGCGTCGTGTTTATGGAACGACGCGATCTCCCTCGGTTCTCAGCTGGACTCGATGCCTGGTTTCTCGGCATGGGGTTTTCGATGGAGGTTGAACCGCCTGCCTTTGATCTTGAGGCTTTGGAGTTTTGCCAGTCCCACCCGGTCTGGGTTGGGCCTGAGGCACACCATTACGTTATGGTGCGCCATCCCCATTACGCCATTGCCAAAGATTCTATGTGCTTACAGCCTTATGGCACCACTTCCCTTTTCCGGGGTTGGTTGCATGCTGTGGGCACTGGGGGTATGGCGGCTACTGGCGGCATCCCGGTTTTCCAGGACTTTTATGCCGCTTATCTCCGTGCCGGCGAGTTTCATGCCTCGGTGGTGGATGGACAGTCGTGGGGAGTGCGTACGATGTCTCGCGACATGAAACGCGTTTACTCGGACGTCCATCCCAGGACACGTTATAGCTTCTGGCTCGCGTATGGGTATACCCCGCCAGAACAGTTGGCTATAGAGGATTTTTATAGACGTTCCAAGGTGACACTGAATCCCGCGCAGTGGCACCCTCGTAGGCGTATGCCTCGGGACGCCTAGTTTTGGGGTCGTGGTCCTTAAATTGACCAAAACGTTTCCTTCGGGTGTAAATATTTACGTGCTATACAGAATGCCGAACGACTGCACGGCTCAACCCATTGGGGGACCACGATGAACAGTCTCTTTGTGAGGAGGGATCCCATACACTCACATGGCTCGACGAAATAAAA